AATGCTCGCTGATTTTTTTGGAGGCTCTGAGGACAGGGCTATAAGCTTTCAGACCATTTGGGGAGCCGGTGGAGTTGACTTTGAGCTAGGCACACGCTCAGGAACGCTCATCAACGAGGACACAGTCCTACAGATCAACACAGTATTTAGTGCTATCTCTCTAATCGCTAACACAGTTTCAACTCTCCCAATCTCGGCATATGTTCGCAGGGATGGAGCGCAGATACCTTTCAGACCTACACCGACTTGGGTGCAACGCCCTGACATTGACTTCCCAGACAAGGCAGGCTTTTACAGCTCGATTGTCACCTCACTACTAATTGACGGAAACGCCTACATCAAGGTAACCGCAAACCGCCGAAGCGGAGAGGTCGCGAACCTAACTGTCTTGAATCCCACAACAGTCGAAGCCAAGCGCAACGGAATCGGCAATGTTATGTATGAGGTCTATGGCGAAGAGAAGATTTACACAACCGAGGAAATAGTCCACATCAGAGATGTAGTTCGCCCTGGTCAAATCAAAGGCGTATCACGCACCGAGACACTAAAGCAGAGCTTTGGACTACACGCTGCACTAGACGAGTATGCACAGCGCTTCTTCGGTAACGGAGCAAGCACAGCAGGAATCATTGAGTTCCCAGGCAACCTCACCGCCGAGCAAGCCGAGAACCTAGCTAGAGGCTTTGACGCTAAGCACGCTAACCGAGGCAACAAGTCACACAAGACTGGAGTGCTATCAGGTGGGGCTAAGTATGTTCAGACCTCAGTAGATCCAGACAAGACTCAGAGCCTAGAAGCCAGAAGGCTAGAGATTGAGTCAATCGCTCGAGTATTCAACATCCCCTTTAGCTTCCTAGTGCCAGGAACATCAACCTTTGCATCACAGGAGCAACAGTCATTGAACTTTGTCAAGTTCTGCATCAGACCGCTAGTGGAGAAAATAGAGGGCGCTCTAAGCCCCTTGATGGCTCGCACAGAGGGCGGAGAGAACGCTTATGTAGCTTTCACCCTAGACGGACTGTTGAGGGCTGATTTCGAGACTAGGCTAAGCGGTTACTCGACTGGGTTGCAGTCAGGTTTCTACTCGGTGAACGATATTCGCAGACTCGAAGGCTTGCGCCCGATTGACGATGACAATGCAAACACTGTTCGCCTACCTTTGGCTAATGTCAATGTTGAGAACGCTGGACTAAGCGGAACAGGCGAGAGAGCAAGAATCGCACAGCGCCTAGTTTTGAGTGGTTACGACCCAGACAGCGTTGCCGAGTTCTTAGGCTTGGAGATTGCACACAGCGGAATCCCAAGCACTCAGTTGCAGCCACTATCGCAACTTGACCCTAATGACCCAATGAGCTTGTATGAGGTGGATGAAGATGCCGGTAACTAGCGCAGTGTTCACGCTGTCAGACACAACAGCGACTCAAATTGTTGCACCTGACAACATGCCTCAAGAGGTTCGGTTGCACAACATGACTAAGAGTTCTAATGAGTATGTCTTTATCGGGCCATCAACTGTCACTACAACTAACTCAATCCACATTGACCCAGGTGAGGACTTTAGTATTGAGCTAAGACCAGGTGATGACCTTTGGGCGGTATCTGACCCTGATGGATTGGATATTGGAGTTCTAGTAGTTACGAAGAGAGACTGATGCCTTACTTTATTAGCAACGACACAGATTGCCCAGAGTGGGCAGTAGTAAAAGACGATGGCGAGGTAATTGCCTGCCATGACACCGAGGACTCAGCAATCGCTCAAATGGTTGCGGTATCCCAAGCGGAAGGAATAGAACCAGGTGGCACTTACGAGAGACAAAACAGGGCGGAACCCGATCAGCTCGAAGTCGGAGATTTTGTCCGATGGGAAAGCTCAGGCGGAACAGCCCAAGGAAGAATTGAACGAATCGAGCGAGACGGACAAATCAATGTCCCAGACTCAAGCTTCACCATCAACGGAGAAGAAGATGACCCAGCAGCCCTCATCAGAATCTACCAAGAAGGCGAAGAAGGCTGGCAAGCCACAGACACCCTCGTTGGACACAGATTCTCCACTCTAACCAAGATTGACCCCTTAGAGAGCCGAGAGCTACCTGACGCTTACAGACCAGCTAACAGCGAGGATGTCCCAGAGGGTAGAGCTTGCGGTAATTGCATGTTCTACAACGAGGACAGACAGAACGAAGAAGGCTTGTCCTACTGTGAGCGCTGGGATGACTTTGTAAGAGGTGACTTCTACTGTGACGCATGGGAATCAGACGATGATGACGATGATGACGAAATTGAATTAGAAACCAGAGAAGTTGACCTGACACCTCCTGCCTACATGAGAGCAAGTGCAAGGCGCGGACTTGAGTGGCATGAGGAAGGACTATCCGGCGATGGTTTGGTTGATAGGACTGTTAGGGAAGCGAGGGCAATGGCTGAGGGCAATGTCACCGCAGATAAGTGGGTTCGCATTAGGGCTTGGATTGCTCGTCACATGGATGATCTCGACAGCCCTGACGCTAATCCTGATAGCGATAACTTCCCTAGCCCTGGAGTTGTGGCGATGGCTCTATGGGGCGGTGGAACGACTAAGCGCTCGGCTCGCAGAGCTATGGATTACGCTGACGGAGTGGTTAGTAGAATTGAAGAAGAAAACGAAGGCAGAGCCAGAGGAGAAGCATTGAGTAAATTCGAGCAGAGGGTTATGGTCAGTGACCTAGAGATTAGGTCAGAAAATGGCATGACCCTAGAAGGCTATGCTGCTGTGTTCAACTCTCGGTCAGAGAACTTAGGTGGATTCACCGAGCAGATTGAAAGAGGAGCTTTTACTCAAACGCTAAAGGCTCGCAACGACATCAAGCTACTTTGGAATCATGACACAAGCGCAGTCCTCGGCTCAACTAGAGCAGGGACACTAGAGCTAAGAGAAGATGAGAAGGGCTTGAGGGTTATGGCTGAATTGCCAGACACAACTCTAGGCAGAGACATCAGCTACCTAGTAAAGCGTGGAGACATTGACTCATTTAGCTTCGGCTTCTCTGTAATGGAGGATAGCTGGAACAGCGCAGGTAACGAGCGCACACTAGAGTCAGTCAGACTGTTTGAGGTTAGCCTAGTTAGCTTCCCTGCATATTCGGCAACCGCTGGAACTGCTGTGGTCAGAGGACTAGACAAGATTGCCAAGAGAGCCGATGTAGATGCTGACGAACTAGCTGACGCACTGCTAAAGGTAGAGGGCGGAGAAGAGATTAGCCCTGAACAAAAGAGCCTGCTGTCTAAGGTCATTGACACCCTTAGTCCAGAGGAAGCCGAGCAACAAGGTGAGGACTTTGACTCACAGGCTTGGCTAGACCTAAAAAAGACCAAACTGCAATATCTAAAGAAGAAGGCATAACTATGGCAAGCAAAGCAGAAATCAAGAAGGTTATTCTAGATCTGTCTGGCAACCCCGAGTCCGGTGTAGTCGCACAAAATGTTGACGCATGGGCAGAGGCTATTGCTAGACTAGACGCTCCACAAAAGGCAGAGAAGCCAGTGGACAAGAAGGAAACAAGAGTCCTTTCATCTGACGAAGAGCGCTAACCCCCTCCAAGCGCCGAAGCCCTCTGAGTGTTATCCCTTTCCGCTCAGGGGGCTTTGTCATGCCTGTTATACAATAGAAGTAAGTCTGAGTGTCAACACCGACTTAGGTTGAGCGTCAACGCCGCCGAATGAGACAAGAAAACTATTAGGAGATAAATAATGTCTGAGTATCTAAAAGCTCAGCGTGAACTCCGCGCATCTCTGATCTCAGAGGTTCAGACTCGAATTGACGAGGCTGAGGAGCGTGGCGGTCTAGACGCTGAGGCAAGAGAAGCCATCAACAAGCTAGAGAGCGACATCGCCAAAGCTGACGAGGCTATTGATGTATTCCAGCGCCAAGAAGAGCGCAAGCTAGAGGTTGCAGCAGCAGCTAAAGGCTTCGAGGTTGTAGAAGCAACCAAGGGCGATGCAGAAACCCTACGCAGCTTGGCAATGAACCCAGGAACCCACACCTTTGAGAAGAGGGCTTTGACCTCCTCAACTGACACAGTTCCACAGTCATTCTTTGACCAGGTAATGATGGCAGCTCGCGCAACTGGCCCAATGCTAGATGTAACTCGCGTATTCAACACCGAGTCAGGCGAGAAGGTTACATACCCAGTATTGACCACCTACGCATCAGCTGTCCAGAAGGGCGAGGGCGTTGCTCTAGCCGAAGAGGATCCAACATACAGCTCAATCGAGCTAGACGCTTACAAGATTGGTGGCATCACCTTGCTGTCACAGGAGCTTGTAACTGACGCTGGATTCGACATTCTTGAGAATGTTGCAGAAGCAGCAGGTAACTCACTAGGTTTCCGCGCTAACGCTTTCCTAACCAACGGAACTGGAACTGTTGAGCCAACTGGTTTCATCAACTCAGCTTCAACCGGCGTAACAGGCGGAACTGGAGTAGGCGGAGCATTTACCGCTGACGACCTGATTGACTTGGCTTACAGCCTTGACTCAGCAGCTCGCAGGCTTCCAGGTGTTGCATGGATGGCAAACGCTTCAACTGTTGCAGCTATCCGCAAGCTAAAGGATGATGCAGGAAACTACATCTACACACCATCAGCTAACGCAGAAGCAGACAGCCTCTTGGGTTACCCAATCGTTGAGAACCCACACATGCCTGACATCGGAACAGAAGAAGCATCAGTAGCCTTCGGTCACTGGCCAAGCTTCTACACTCGTATGGCTGGCAACTTGAGGCTAGACACCTCCGTTGACTACAAGTTCGGAAACGACCAGGTCGCCTTCCGTTACTTGATGCGCTTCGATGGTGCCTTGACTGTGCCAGACCACATCAAGCTTTTTGTTGGAGCAGCTAGCTAACAAAAACTAAAACAGGCGAAGCCCCGAGTTGTAGGTTGCTCGGGGCTTTGTCTTTGCTAGGGTATTTATATGTCAACCTACGAAAAGATAAACGGATTAGTCTCACTATCCTCAAACACTCCTGGAGCGCCTACCGGTTATGGACAGCAAGGCGAGTATCTAGTCGAGCGTATGCTCAAGCATGGGATGAAAGTTGCAGCCCTATCTAACTATGGGCTTGAGGGATCAGTTACCGAGCTACAAATAGGAAACAAGAAAATACCTCACTACCCTAGAGGATTCAGTCCCTATTCAGACGATGTAATCCCTGCACATCATCAGCACTTTAGAAGAGGCAAAGAGAACCTGCCTAACTGTATATTGACTCTCTACGATGTCTGGGTATATAAGAACCCCAATCTAAAGAACCTGCCTATTGTGAGCTGGGTTCCGCTAGACCATGTAACCCTCCCACCGCATGTCAAGAAGTTCCTAGAGCAAGACAATGTAGAGCCAGTAACTATGTCACCTCATGGGCAGAGACAGCTCGCAGATGTCGGCATAGCCTCTAACTACATTCCGCATGGCGTGGACACAAAGACTTACAAGCCCACTCACACAGTCAACGGAATAGATACAAGAGCCTACATGGGAGTGAAAGAGGATGAGTTTCTAGTCGGTATGGTTGCAGCTAACAAGGCTAATGGGATTATCCACCGCAAGGCTTTCGCAGAGAACCTAATGGCTTTCAGTATGTTGCTAAAGGAACACCCTGATGCTGTTCTCTACATACACAGCGAACCGAGCAAGATAATGCAGGGCTTTGACCTCGGCAACCTAATACAAGCTGTCGGCATCCCTAAAGACAGAGTAATCTTCCCTGACCCTATGCAGTTACGCTATGGATACTCACAGGAGCATCTAGCAGCCCTTTACACAGCTTTTGATGTTCTTCTTGCGCCATCATACGGAGAAGGCTTTGGAGTCCCTACAATCGAAGCTCAGGCTTGTGGGACTAGAGTCATCGGATCTAACTGGGCAGCGACTCAAGACCTAGTAGCTGAGGATGGCTGGTTAGTCAACGGGATACCATTCTGGGATGAGGGACAGTCAGCTTGGTGGCAGATACCATCAGTCCCCTCTATCCTCGATGCACTTCGCCAGGCTTACCAAGAACGAGGTCACTCACAGAAGTCACTAGAGTTCGCTAAGCAGTTTGACTTCGATAAAGTCTGGAGAGAAAAGTGGCTACCTTTTTGGCAGGTATATTTTGCTAAGTAATCTGACAGTTCCGGTGTTGAACAGGTATGACTTATTGCAGAGAATGATTGACTCGATTGACTATCCGATTGAGCATCTACTAATAGTTGACAATGGAGGACAACTGACCGAAGTTATAGAAAATCCTTTAGTCAATAAAACAACAATCTTGAATATGCCTAGCAATCTAGGAGTAGCAGTTAGCTGGAACTTAGGAATCAAGAGCTTTGCAGAGCAGGATGTGTTCTTCTTTAGTTCGGCAGATACACAATACAAGCCAGGAGCGCTAGAGGCACTTGCTCAGGCTAATAAGAACCGCATAACACTAGCCCAAGACTTTCCCTGTTGGCACACCTTCGCTATTGGAAGTAAAATTGTCGAACTTATTGGCTTGTTTGATGAGTCGCTTTACCCTATCTATTTTGAGGATAATGATTACATGAGAAGGGCTGATCAGGCTGGACTCGTAACTCAATACATTGATATCAAGACTCAGCACGATAACAGTTCAACGATAAACTCAGATGCCGAGCTAAAGAAAAGAAACAGCACAACCTTTGTAAGCAACAGAACCTACTTTGAAAAGAAGAAACACAACGAGG